ATGACACGTCCGCGCCCGCATGATGATCTTTATGACGAGATCGCTGGATTCCAGCCATTATTGCGCGCCGCTCAAGAAGCGTTGCGCGGTAAAAGGCGCAAACCGGGGGCAGCGGTCTTCGCTGCGGATTTGGAAAAGGAGGTTCTGCGTCTGGATCGGCAATTGCGTGACCAGACGTATCGCCCTGGCCGTTACAAGAAACTGGAAATCCATGATCCCAAGCACCGAATTGTTTCGGCGGCGCCGTTCCGCGATCGGGTTGTGCATCATGCCTTATACGCAGTGATCGCCCCGATCTTTGAACGCGGCTTCATTGCCGACACCTATGCTAATCGCATCGGCAAGGGAACGCATCGCGCCGTCGACCGGTACGAGGTTTTCCGCGACCGCTTTCGTCATGTTCTGCGCTGCGATATCTATCGATACTTTCCCGCCATCGATCATGCGGCTCTCAAGGTCGACCTCCGCCGCCGTTTGGCTTGCCCGCGCACGCTCTGGTTATGCGATGCCATCATCGATGGTTCCAATTCACAAGAACCGGTCAATTTCCATTTCGCGGGAGATGACCTGTTCTCGCCATTTGAGCGTCGACGTGGATTGCCGATCGGTAACTTGACGAGCCAGTTCTTCGCTAATCTTTATCTTGATCGTCTTGATCATTTCGTTAAGGAGGTTCTCGGGGCCAAAGGCTATGTGCGCTATGTTGACGATTTCGCGTTGTTTCATGACGATCCGGCGGTTCTCGCCGATTGGCGCGCGCGGATCCAAGGATTTCTCGAACGTCGTCGCCTGCGCCTGCATCCCCGCAAGACGGTGGTCCAGGAGAGCGCTAAGCCGTCGATCTTCCTTGGCTATGAGCTTCTCCCGGGCCTGCGCCGGTTGCCCGAAGACAACGTGAGACGGTTCCGTAACCGCCTGCGCGGCCTCCGTGATCAGTGGCGGGCCGGGACCATCGAAGGGGCAGCGGTCGATCAGCGTGTGCGCTCTTGGATCGCCCATGGCGAACATGCGAATACGTGGCGCTTGCGCCATGCGATCTTCAAGCGTGGGTGGTTCGATCCCGCCTTGGAGCCTGACGGGTTCCTTGTTCCCGCCGGGTTCTCCGCGGTGGCTCCTGGAACAACAAACCCAGGAACCTCCGTTCGGCGAACCGCAACAGGAACAGGATCGACAACCGGAACAACAACTTCGGCTTCCGTGTTGCCCGCACGCTCCGCCGCGAGAACCGCGATGGTCACGGCCATTGGGGGTGTGTCAATGAGCGTCCAGGACCCGTCATGATGACAAGCCCGCGATAGCGGCACGTAAGAGGCGCCCGTTCTGGCCGCGTGGCGACGGGCGCCTCTTTTTTAACGCTAGATATCCTCAAGTCGGGGAGGTTGCTTGTTTCGCCCCGGCATTGGTGGAACTTATCCTGCCGCCTCCATACCCCTGTCAGTGTAATCATCCACAATGGGGTGCGGATCATCATGGCGGCGACACCCGTGCGGCATGGGATACAGTCAGGTCTTTTGAGCCTTAGCGTCTTATTGGTGCTGGTGATTATGGCCTTGCCCCGTTTGGACGCGCCTGAACGCAGGATCAACATAGCAACAACCCTCAAGACCCAGCCACCCGCGCCCGCTAGGGTAGCTCCGGCGGTGGCGACGGCGCTTGTCCTGCCCGATCCGCCGCCTGCGTCCGCGCCGAAGCCACCTCCAGAAGCGACCGTCGAGCCGGTTATACCGGCACCCCCACGGGTATCATTGGGCCCGGTCACCAGGGTCACGCCGGTGCTTAAGACCACCCTGAAACCCACCAAGGACGGGGTGGTTCCGAAACCTGTGACCAAGGCTCTCCGTCCGGTTCCGGAGTTGCCTAAGCCAGAGCGGGCGCCGGCGGATAAACACGAGCAACTCAAGCATGTCGTCCCCGCCCCGACGCCGCCGCGCGTGGTGCTCCTCGCGCCAGTCGTAAGCAGGCCTGCCGTGCGTGAGGTCCAGCTCGCTGCCAAGATCGCCCCGGGACCGCCAAAAGTAATCACCTCGCCGCAAGCCAAGCGCACCGGCCGGGTGCTGTTGCGCCAGTTGGAGCATGGCAAGGGGCCAGGGATAGAGATCGCCTGGCCAGCGAACCCGCGCCAGCGGCAACGGTTGCACACCTTGCTCACCAAATGTCACGGCATGCGCGCGGCGCGGATGAGTAGGGATGGCCGCCTTTTCGTTGCGGACGGGGCGCAGGGCAAGCCCTGGTCCATCGACATGGACCGGATGAGTGGCTTCGTGCGTCAGGTCGTGGGCACAATGACACCGGCCGAACGCCAGGCCGTGGAGCGGATCGCCGCACACCATGGTGGTCCGGTGCCCGGCGCGGTGGTCCGCCTGTTCCCGCGCGCTGTCGATGCCGGCCTGCTCGGGGGGCTGCAAACCCTAGGTGGTCTGAACTATGAAACCGGCCGATCCGTGACCGCGGTCTATTCCGTCGATGGTGCGCGGGTCCTGATCGGCGATATCCGTGTCGATGGCCTGCGGATCGCCGGAGGGTTCGAACTGCCGCGCGGTGGAGGGGGGTGTCCATGATGAGCTGGATCGAGCCGATACCGTTTCTTCGGAGATTGGGCGCATCCCTGCTGCTGATAGCTCTGATGTCCGGCTGCGTGACCACAGGAGATGGCCCCCCTGTCTTGTTGGGGGTAGCGGAACTAAGAATTAGAAGTTCCGAAGCACTCCTTCGCCGACCGCCTGCCTGCGTCATCGTCATGCCGGCAATTGGTGCCGTCCCACCCGGCGGTGCTGACATGGTGGAGACAGTCGTCGCTCGTCACTTCGCTCAACGGTTGCCTCGCCTTATCGGGTCCCCGGAGCGCCGTGCCCGTGCTCGAAACGGCGCTTACAATCTCTCCGACCCGACCGAGCTTGGTCGTTTCGCCCGGACGCTCGGCTGCCGGCATGGATTGGAGATTACCGTGCATGCGGCTGGAAGTTCGTACGTGGTGGCCTGGGCCGGCCGGCATGTTGATCTCACCCTGACACTGATCCGCTTTAGTGACGAAGCGATCCTCTGGTCGGCGCGCCACGGCTTGGACCGCAGCGCCGGCGGCTTGCCCACTGGTCCCCTCTCATTGGTATTCGACACGGCCCGCGCAAGCGCCTTCGCAAGCGATCGCGATGGAACAGAAGCATTGGTCGAAGATGTGGTGCGGCAGGTTGCCCAGACGTTTCCAGATCTACGCCAAATCCAATGACGATTGCTTTGAAACCCCTGAGTGGCAGGAGGTTGACCTTCCGATGGTCTGACGGGGATCATGGAGGGGGCAATCCACCTAACCGCTTATGGATCTCGCTTGACGCGCGCTTGATAACGGATGCGCGTCCAGATTGGTCAGCGCAACCACCGAGCTTACACTAACGCGGAGGTGAACGATGTTGGCATCAAAGAAAACCCAAAAGTCACAATCTGAGGCACGGTTCGAATGCTTCGGATTTCCATTTGTTGCGGCGGTTCTCATAATGATGGGTTTGGCATCGTCGGCATGGGCTCAGAACGCGGTCGAATTTTCCACGCTCGACGACCAATCTCGAAAACAGGTTGAATCCGCGTGTTATTTTCACAAACTCGAAGGCGCGTCAGTCTATGCGGAATGCCTGAAGCGGCGGATCGCAAAGCTCGACCCATCGGTCGTGCGAAACGCCTCGCCCACAATCACCCAACCTTCAGTTCTGCCAACACCAAGTTGGAAGGACACCGGGCTCGGTACATCCGCAAACTGGGGAGGAAGGCAGACCGCTTCAAGCATATTCAAGCTGGTCGAGCAGTCCGGCTATATCATTCTGGCGGCTGCCACCCGCGAGGATCTGGAAGCCCTACGCGATGTATCGCAAGGATCGGCGGTCGCGATCTCGGAGACCATGGTGCTGACCAACTGTCATGTCGTGGAAGACGCGCCCGAGATAGTCTTAGTGGCGACGGATGGCTATCTCCCAGCCAAGCTTCGAACCACGGATTTATCAGAAGATAGCTGCGTTCTCGAGGTGGCCGGTGGTCTTACGCCAATTCCGTCGCTTCGCCGGTATGACAGCCTGGAAGTTGGCGAACGCGTGTATACGGTCGGATCTCCGAGCGGCCTGCAGAATATGTTGGGCGAAGGAGTGGTGTCGGGGCTTCGCGTCGATGAGGACGTTCGCTATGTGCAAACCACGGCACCAATCTCGCCGGGGTCGTCGGGGGGTGGCTTGTTTGATGCCGCCGGCAACTTGGTCGGCATCACCACCTTCTTGCTGGAGGATGCTCAGAATCTCAATTTCGCGATCGCAGTGGAAGAATTCTGGAAGTAGTACGATCAGAGTTATTGTCACGTGACGTGGACGCCGATTTGGCGACTTATGGCTCTCTCTTCGGGGCTTCGCTTCCTTTTCGAGTAAGATCCACACCCTCCCGTGATCCGGGAGAATAGCATTGAGAGGTGGTTCGGTTTGTCTGAACAGTTTCCGGGGATATCTTAAGTGGGATTCCCCATATGAGGTCCTCCCAACCCAAAAAGTGTGCCTCGGATCGGTATCACATGCAATCAGCTTGCATCTGACGGCCGCCCGAAGCGTGATCCGTTCGAAAAAAGACAAATTAGCGGCCATTCTATGATGAATCAGGTGCGTCGGCCACATTGTGGGCGCACGGATGCCGTCGACTTCATTGCTGATTGACGTTCCGACCATCATGCTGGAGTCAGCTTTGGCCTGAGCCAGTCGATGCGGCTCAGTATGTCGGCAAACAGTTCTCTCGGGATTGCGACCTCGGCCATCTGGAACGTGACGTAGCGCCCGTGGCGCCAGCATGCGGTGGGCATCGGCCCACTCGGAGACCGTGAGCGCCGGATCGGGTTCGAGCCCGTGACGCCAGGTGCGGATCAGCTCGTCGGCGCCCTCGAAATCGCGGAGATCCTCCAAACCCTCATCAAAGCTCCGGGCGGAGTTCGGCGAGTTCTTCGAGATGGGCGCGGGCATGGCGTTCCAGAACTTGCTGCATGACCGATGCTTCCACCCCCAGTTCCGAGGCCATCAGGGCCGCCACCCGGCCAGGCCAGTTGACCCAGGCGTCGCGCTCCTGGCGTGCCAGGCGGAAGACCAATGCCGTCGCCCGCGAGCGGTCGACCAGTTCCCCTTTCATCTTCTGGAGACGCAGCCGGCGCTCCTGTGCCTTCAGCACCTCGTTGGCGGTCTTGGCCTGCAGGAAGGTGGTGCCGCCGGCCGTGGTCGACGTGGTGAGGCCGTTCTCGCGCAGCGTGTCGTCGACGGCCGACAACGCCGCGTCCGGGACCGGCTTCAACTTGCGGCGCGGATTGGCTGTCCGTTGTTTGGACGGATCGGTCGTGGCGGCGCGCTTCGCATCGGAAGCGGTGGCGTCGATCGAGCCGTCAGTGAACAGCACCAGTCTGTCTGTGGCCTTGGCCTTCTGGATGGCGCCACGTGATAGGCCGGCATGGGCCGCGTATTGGCGTTCGCTCATGCCCTGCATCGCAGATCCAACTTAGCAATCAAATGATCCGAGATTGGACTTGATGGTGACCGCGATCGGAGCGTTCATGGGCTCGTGATCACCAGCGACATCAACGCCCCTGAACCGCTCGCGGCTGGGGCTCCGGGTCGTAGGAAAGGCGCGATCGGCGCGCCTTCCGAGACCTGGAGTTCCACCATGCATCAGATCGAACTTTCCGAAACCCAGACCATCGTCCTGTCCGGCGCCTGCGCTCGTGAGGATGGGCTCATCTTCCCCGTCACCGCCAACATCAAGGGCGGCGCCGTTGGCAATGTGCTCAAGAGTTTGCTGAAGCGCGGCCTGATCGAGGAGATCTCGGCCAACGATCCCGATACCGTCTGGCGGCACGACGAGGACACGGGCTCCATCACGCTTCGCGCAACGCCGCTGGCTTATTCCGCGCTTGGCAAGACCGAGGAAGTTCCGGCGTCCGAAGGTGACGACATTTTCCCGATGGCGGCCATGGTCCAGCGTCGCCCCAGTAAGCAGGCGACGCTGATCGAAATGCTCAAAGCTGCCGACGGTGCCACTATTGCCCAGATCGTCGAAGCTAAGCGACAGGTCGAACTCCTCGGTCGAGAGAGCCTGCAGTTCCTCGGACAGCAACGCCTCATCCCAGTCACCAAGTTCGGTCAGCTTGTTGTCGGCGATCCGATAAGCCCGCCGCTGCGCCTCGCTCAGGTGGTCGAGAACGATCACCGGAGCCTCGTTCAATCCTAGCTGCTCCGCCGCCAGGATCCGACCATGGCCGGCGATCACCTCGCCATCACCCGATACCAAAACCGGCATGGTCCAACCAAACTCAGCCATGCTGCCGGCGATCCTGGCCACCTGGTCGGCGCCATGGGTCTTGGCATTGCCAGCATACGGGCGCAGCCGATCCAGCGGCCAGAGCTCGATGCTCTCCGGTGCGAAACGTAGGGTCATGTTGGTCAATCGTTGATGGCTGAGGTGGATTCCCGGGTGGATCCCAAAGTGGACTCCAAGGTGGATTCCAGGTGGACTCCGGGATCCAGCAGGAGTCCACCTGGAGTCCACCCAGTTTAGTCAGGGTTCGTGCGGAGTTCGGGGCGGTTGGGGGGCGCCTGGATTCCAGGTGGCTTCCCAAAAAATTCGGTCTGACGCTAGCGAAGTCCCGGGCCGTCCCCCCCCGTATTGCGAGGGATCACGACAGGACCCGCTGGCCTACTCGCATTTACGCGCCGCTACTCTCACGGCGACCGTTTGAGGCGCTGCTTTCGATCGCTCACGCCTCGTGCAAGCTTGACCAGAAACATAGCCTGCCGGCCCGTTCCTGTCGTTGCGGAAAGTGTCCGCGTCGAGAACTTCTTTTTTTGCTCAGACCTGCGCCGCACGAACCATCGCGATCACGCTCTGGCGCGAACGATTGCGCGGAACCCGCCGCCCGTTGAGCCGCCATGCGATCACGCAGTGGCCAAAAAGATAGCGCTGATGGGCCGCCGAACGCTGCAAACCGACGGCCCAGCAGATCTTCTTCCAGCGGGCGCCGCTCGCTCGCAGCCAGACGATCTTGCCGACGTCCGGCTCGAGCCACTTGAGCCAGGTCAGCGTCTCGTCCATGCGGTCGATGGCGCCGGGAGAGGGTCGGGGCCGCAGCATGACCGGATCGTGCCAGCCGAAGGCCTCGTGCACATTGCGCACGACCTCGGGCCAGGCGCTGCAATACCCCTGGATGCGCTCCTCGGGCAGCCGATCGAGGACCGACGCCGCCTCGGCCATCCGTTCCTCGACCATCGTCGGCGTCCAGTTATTCATGGCGGTGATCCTCGCTGGTGGTACGTTTGCCGTAGAGTTTCTCGCCGAGCTGGCGGACCAACTCGCGCTCGGGCCAGGTCAGCCGGTCGTCCTCAATCGAGACCGCCAGCACGCCCTGTTCGAGCCAACCGTCCTGGCTGACCCGGGCAACATCGCGTCGTGTGCCGCCGTAGCCGGGTGGGTGCCATTTCATTGTCTCACCTCCCAGAGCACGGCGGCGTAGCCGGCGATATCGACCATGCTGTCGAGATGGCCCGGGTCATGCGCCAGCCGCGCCAGCTTCAGATCGATCAGACAGAGCGTCACCTGCGCCGGCGTCACCGATCGACCGAGGGTGATCGACCAACGCCGCGCAACGGCGGCCATCGATGCCGCCGGATCGCCGTAAGCCCGGCGTCGGTTGGCGACGATGGACGCGGCTTGTCGGAGCAGCAGTTCACCTTTCATCGTTTACCTCCCATGCATTTGAGGATCCGTCGATCGTTCGGTGCGTCGGGTAGGGTGGCAGGGGGCAGGTCCAACTCGTCCGAGTTTGCTACATCTGGATGTTGGGTTTTGGCCGTATTGGCGCGATTAGCGGCCAGGGTACGGAGATGCTCCAGGCGTGCTTTGCTCGGCGCCGGTCGCCACGGGCTCTTGGCCATCCGGAACGGCCATGCGGGACAGTCGACGGCTGGGCAGAGGCGAACCTCTTGTGTCGAACCGCCACAGCAATCGACGCAGCGCGCCCGGAGTGCCTTGATCGGGCTCAGGCGCTGGTGACCGAGAGCCATCAGTTCATCGGCGGTCATGGTCCGGGGATCGCGCCCTACGGCATGGCCGTCGTGCTGTTCGAGACCGATTTCACGGTGGTCTGTCATCGCACACCTCCCTGGGTCTCGATGGCCCAGAGCAGGATGGCGATGGCGTCGGCCTCGTTGTCGTCGGCCGGATCGAAGCCGCGCGCCCGGACCGCGGCGATCACCGCGTCCTTGTTGGCGTTACCTTTGCCGGTGACGTGCCGCTTGATGGTGCCGACCGGCACGCCCTGGTAGGGGATCGAGCGTTGCTCGCACCAGGCGGTGAGGATCGCCAGCAACCCGCCATAGACATGCGCGGCGTCGGTGCCGAGGTGTCGTCTGATCTCCTCGTGATGAACCGTGGCGATCGTGCCAATGTCCGCCGCGACACTATCGAGCCACCCCCGAAACCGCAGATACCGCATCCCGCCGCCGTCATACCGGCTGGGGCGGAACGACACCGTGCCACTGACGATCGCGCCGCCGGACGGTTGGATAGCGAAGCCCGTCATGCTGCCAAGGTCGAGCGCCACGAGGGCGCCACCGGGGTGCGATGGCGGATGGGCCAATAGCGGCATTGCGTTGCCGTCGGCCATGGTCAAAATCGTTTCAGCCATGATGATCTCCGTTGAAGGGGTGGTCGTGGTCAGGGCGGCGACGGAGCGGTTCTTGGCGGAGCTCTCCGTCGTCGTCCGGCTTTGTGGTAAAGTCGTGGTTTTGCGGGACTTGTCTCGTGTGTCCGATGTTTCCCAATTCCTCCGCCGGCGGGAGCGCATGACGGACATGACGGATATGACGGGTTTTCCGGTTCCCCTGCCGCCCGTATGCGCATGCGCGCGCGTGAGAGCTCTTATGCCGGGAAAATCCGTCATATCCGTCATGCGGACCAGAAAACGCCGAACTATCTTTTGTTTACAATGAGATGCCGCATGACGGATTTTCACCCAATCCGTCATGGATCCGTCATGATCCGTCATGTTCTTGGCCCAATCAGTCATGATCGATCCCCGATGCCGCCGGATCGAACTGGAGGGCCAGTCCTTTGAAGTTCCGCTGGGCGGCGCCGTTTATCCAATTCCTCGAAGCCAAAAAGCCGCGTTTGGTGAGGTTGGCGCTGAAGGCCTTGGCGGAGCCGGGCTTGTCGCCGTGACGTTCGGCGAAGGCCTTCCACGCCTGGAACAACCGGGTGGTGGTCTCGAAGAGATGCGAGCCGGTCTCGCAGCACTCCTCGAGCCACTGGCCGAATGTATCCTGGTCCTCGAAATATTCGGCCGTGGCCTGGCTGACGACCTCGGGGCGGATCAACCCGTTGCGTTGCCAATCAAGGCAGCCTTCGATCATCCAGGCGAGGATGGCGGGCCACTCGGCCCGCAGCTTTTGTTCCAGCTGCTTGTCGGGCTTGGGCGGCTTGGTGGTAAACGGGATGATGTTGAAGCGCCGCTTGGCGGCATCGTCGACATTGTGCAGGACGGGCTTGTGATTGCCGACGATGACCAGTTTGAACGTTGGCGTGAAGGTAAAATTGTCCTGGCGCATGAAGCGTGCGGTAACCTTGTCGCCGCCGGTAAGTTGCTTGATCCGGGTCTCGGCCCAGGCCCGGCCTTCCTCGGTTTCCGGGACGGAGACCATCCGCGCGCCGCGCAACATGGCGATGTCGGTGGAATGCTTGTCGTGGGCCGAGGCGGTGAAGGCATCCATGACGGCGGTTTCGGCATACTCGGCGAGAATGCCGTTGATGGTGTTGAGAAACACCGATTTGCCGTTGCCGCCAGGTCCATAAATGAAGAACAGGGCGTGCTCGCGGGTATCGCCGGTGAGGCAGTATCCGGCGATCTGTTGCAGAAAACGGATCAGTTCCTGGTCGCTTTTGGTGGCGTCGTCGAGAAACCCGAGCCAAGTGCCGAGCGAAGGCGTGGGGTCCGGACCAACCTTGGTGAGCCGGGTGATATGATCCTCTCGACGAGCGGGCCGAAGGACGCCAGTGCGAAGATCAACGGTTCCGCCTGGCGTGCCAAGGAGGAACGGGTCTGCGTCCCAGACTTCGGAGATTACGGCGTGCGCCCGGTCGCTTTGGGCGTAGCGCTCCACCGCGGCGGCGGTACCGGCGCGCATTAATCTGGCGGCTTCGTTGGGCGGTAGGTTCATTTCGCTGGCGGCGCGGCGGCATTCCTCGCGACACCAATTGAAGGCCAGCTTGGTTTCCTCGAGCTTCCATCGGGCTCCGTCCCACTGATACCAGCGACCGCGATGGTGATCGAAACGCAGGATATCGCGGAACCGGTTGGTGAACGCCGTGGCGATGGCATCCTCGTTTGGATCGCAAGCCGATTGAGCATTGGCCGGTGTGTTGATCTCTTCTCGTGCGCCATGGACAACGGCGCGCACCGCCGTCGCGCCATCCTTTTGAAGAAGATCATTGAAGTCCGTCCCTTCGGTCGGCGGTTCGGCGATCCACACACGCCGGCCCTGGGCATGCATGCGCCGCGCGGTTTTCATCACCGCCCGCATGCCGGCGCCGCTGGCATCATTGTCGGCTAGCAAGACGACGGAGCGGACTTGCGCCGGGAGGACAATCTGCTCCAAGCCCTTGGTGGAGAGCGCCGCCCATACCGGCAATTCGGGGCAGGCCGACATGACGGCAAGGCCGGTCTCGATACCCTCGCAGAGACCGATGACGCCCTTGTCACCGATAACGCCAAGGCGAACCGCGCCGCCGGCGACGGAACCGAGCATCATGCGGGCCTTCTTGAACGCGCCGTCAGTCTCCTCGAGATAGGTCCGGTGCAGCCCGGTAACCCCGCCGTTGGCGTCCCTCACCACGCCGATCATCGCCTCGATCCCGCGCTTGGTTTTCCAATGCGTGAGGTCTGGGTGGAACAACAGATCGGTGGTCGCCGGGACGTCGAGACCACGGGACAGCAGGTAACGCGCCGCCATGGTGTCGGAAATCGACTGGGCGTGGGTCAGAATGAAGTCGATTTCTCGGATGGGATTGGCCTTCCGAGTGATGGGGTTCTGGGGGGATGTGGTTGTCGAACAACCGCCGGCCCAGCCCGCCTCCGTCGCCGCCAGGGCAAACAATTCCTGACCCGATAGCCCGGTTGCCATCTCGATCGTGTTGATGGGACCGCCGCCACGGCCGCCATCATGATCGAACCAATCTCCGGCGTGCGGGCCTTGCAGGGTGATCACGCAGGAGCCTTGCTTGCGCGGAGGATCGCCCTTGATGTTGGCGAGCCGCCATTCGTGCCCCTGCTTTTTGCCCAACGGGAAGTATCGCGGAACCCAGGAGGCGGCCGAAGCGCGCAGCCGCGCCACGATGACGTCGAGGTCGTAGCGGACAGACTGGGCGACGGGAGGTGAGACGTCGTTGAGGTCAAGCACGATCGTGACCGTCCCCCAACGGAAAGTGGGCGGCTGGTATCACCGAATTGAGGTCGAGGATGACAGATGGTTCGGCCGGTCCGAGTACGATCCAACGATGAATGCGCACACCGGGCGCGATTGTGTTAATGGTACCGAGCGTGGTCATGACAGAATCACAAGCCCCCATTCCGCGCGAGTGATCGCCGTGTAAAGCCAGCGGCTGTGATCGGCGGCCGTTCGGCCAAAGCCATCGTCGTAGACAACTACTGTCGGGTACTGGCTTCCTTGAGATTTGTGGCACGTGATGGCGTAGCCCCAGACCGCCTCGATCAATCCCTTCTTGATCCAGTGATCGCGGCGATGGCGCTCCAGGTCGGTTTGCACATGGTCGTCGAAATGCCCCTTGTAGATTCGATGACGCGCCGGTTTCTCGTCGGTCCCGCCGATGAGGTCGCCGTCCTCGGTTCTGACCACGGCGGACAGGTAATTCTCGTTCTCGTCGCGCACGTCGGAGAGTTCCAGGAACATGCCGTTGACGATGCCAATGTCATTGCGGTTCTTCAGGCAGATGATTTTCTGCTCCGGGCCGGAGGGATAGATCTCCTTAAATCCAGCCGCCTGTTTGAGGGCTATGTTTAGGTTGATGCGGGTGGCGTTGCGCCCGCAGATGACCTGACCGCCATTGAGCATCTGCTCGGGCGCCACACTGTCGCGGGGCATCTTCCAGACGTAGGCATCGTGCTCGCCGTAGGGAATTGGTCGGCATTCACGAGCCATTGTGGCCAGGCGGATGATGGCGCTTTCACCGGCCTGGCGATGGATCTCGGTCAGCATGATGTCGGGGGTGGCCTGGGTGAACGCGCCTTCGCCCTTGATCGGCGGCAACTGGCCGGGATCGCCCAGCACCAGGATCGGCTTGCCGAAGGCCAGCAGATCGCGGGCCATGTCCTCACCGACCATGGAGACCTCATCCAACACGATGAGCGCGGCGTCCCGGACGATGGATTGATCGTTCAGCACGAAGGTCGGCTTGTGAATGTCCGCCAGGCGGATCTCCAGGCTGCGCAGTCGGGTCTCTTCAAGCAATCTGGCGCCCGGATTCAAGCCAGCTAGAGTGGCCTTGATCTCGGCGATGTCTTTCTTGACCTTGTCGATCTCCGCCGGTGTCGCCTCCGACACCCGGTAGATCAGGCCATGAATGGTGAAGGCCGGGGTGCCCTTGCGGGTCATCACCAGGGCGGCCTTGCCGGTAAACGCGGCATAGAGCACGCCGCCCTTGGCGGTCTCGTCCTCCTTGTCCACGGCGTCGAGGCCAAGCTCGGCGATGGCGTGTTTGGTGATCGTGGTTTTGCCCGAGCCCGCATACCCAAACACCCGGAACACCTGCTGTTCCCTGGTGCGATTGGTGAACCAATCCTTGATGTCGGCGATCGCGCGGGCCTGAAGCGGTGATGGCGTAAAACTCATGAGGGGAGCTCCCAACAGCGCTGGGCATGGGCGCACCAACGGCAGAGGTAAAAATCGGGATGGGCGGCAATGCGCGGAAGCAACTCGCCGGCGTCGGCGGTCTGGATGATCTGGACAGCCTTGTCGGAGAGATCCTGGGCGTCGGCCGCGTTGAACGGCACCACCTCGTGATGCAGTTGCTGGGTGTCCTTGTTGAGCGCGGTGAACAGCGCCACGGACAGACCCATGTAGGCCATGTAGATCTGGACTTGTCCGTAATAGACCGGCTTGGAAAGGCGCACGCCGTGCTTGACGGTATGGTTCCAGGATGTTGCCTTGAGGGCCTTGTGCTCCCAGAGCGCCGGCCAGGTGATGCCGATATCCGGGCCACCGAGAATGACCCCGTCGATATGACCCTTGATGCGCCCGCCGGCGGTCTCGAAGCCGAACTGACCGCCAAGGGTATCGTGGGTGCGGAAATCAAATCCGGCCGCGCGCAACCATTCGATCGAGAGATCCTCGAACCGGTGACCGGCGGCGAAGATGCGCAGCGTGGCGCCGTCAAATTCCTTGCCCGGATCCGGCGGGGTGTGGGTGATCTCGAAGACCAGCTTGCGCGCGCAGGGCTCGCCTATGCGGCTGGCGCCGAGATAATCACGCGGCGCCTGGCGTTGGTTGGCCTCGACCAGGGCGCGGTCGATCAGCGCGTTGACCCGGGCGCCGGCGATGTCGACGGGATGTTCCCGCCCGTAAACGAAGCCGGATCGGTGGTTGAGGTCGATCATCGCCGACCTCAAAACGGCACCACGCCGGCGTCGGACTGGCGTTGCATGGAATCCTGGAAACCATCGATGCAGGCCTCGATGACACGGTCGATGTCATCGGCGCCGCGGTCATGGAACGGCGCCAGCAGGTCAAGCTCGCCCAATGCCTCGGCGAGGAAGCGCCTGGCGTCCTTGATGGCCTGTCGTTCCATGTCGGTCTTGTCGATCATGCCTAAATTCCTCCTGGCGATCGCCGATCCGGCGCCGAGGCACCGCATCGAGCAGAAGCGGTAATAGGGAAAGCGGTTCCGGTTCATCTCGCGCAGGTAACCAAAGCCCCGGGCCTGGCGACCGCAGAGCGCGCAGACGCCTAGGCGAGCAAGAACCGGGTCAGGGCCTCGGCGTTGTCGGCCTTGGTCTTGATCCGCTCCGAGCCGAGCACCACGAAGCGGGAGATGGCGGTGGATGCCATGGCCTCCAGATCCGCCAGGGTCAGCGCGGCGATGGGTTGGTGCAGCCTTCCGCGTCCTTCGAGCCATTGTCCCATCGCCGTCGCCGCCTCGCGCGTGACCCATGCCTGCCACTCATCGCCGGTCACGGGTTCAGCCATGCCGGTCCCGTCGCGGCGGGAGCCGGTGCGGGTGCCGGAGGAGTGGGCCGGGATTGCGCCGGTTGAGGCTGTGTTGGAGCGGCGGTGGTTGCCGCCTGGGCATTGGCCCAGGCCGGGGCCGCCGATGCCTGGGCTTGCGGCTTGGCCGCCGCGCGAGACCGGGTGGACGGTTGTGCCGGGACGCTTTCGCCATCCATCACCTTGCGCCATACGAGCTCGTTCGGCAGGACCACCCGATCCAGCTTATTGCTGTCGCCGTAGCGGTCGTTGGTACTGGCCTCGACCTTGATCTTGCCGGCGAAGGTGATGCCGCCGAGATCGGCGAGACCGCGCAAGATGCGTTTCGCCTTGGCCGCCTCGGACATGTCGTCGGGGTCGAGCCCGAGCGCGCTGTCGATCATCGCCCGTATGGTGCTCTTGGAGATCTTCCAGCCGATGGAAACGCCGGTCTCGTCGACCTTGCCGCCGGCGACCGTGAAGGTTTGCCAGAACTTCCGTTTGGCATGCGGACCCTCGGTGACAGTAAATTCGGCATCCAATGACAACACATCGCTGCCCGGACTGTTGGAGGCCTTGAGCAGACCCTTGTCGAGATCGCCCTGGCCATCCACGCCGCCGGGCCGGATGGTCATGGTGATCTTGGCGAAGCTGCCATCGGGGATCAGCTCACCAGTCTTCTGTGGCTCGGCGTCGTTCATGTCGTAGGTCATGGAATTATCCTTTCGGGGTTTGATTAATCTTGGTGAGAAGCGCGCCGAGATCGGGTGGCTCGGTCGCGTCGAGACGGCCGCTGCGGTCCTTGGCGGGAAGGCCGAAGAGATTGCCGGATTGGCAGACCAGGCGGCGGGATTGGGCCTTCTCGGGATCGTGCCGCCATCCATCGCCGTCCTCGGCGAACAGGCTGAGGGTGAGCACCTGGTCGACGATGCCGGGCAATTCGCGGGCGGCCTTGCCGCCTTCCATCTGCGGCTGCCAGGTGACCCGGTTGAAATCGTCGACCACTTTTTCCAGGATGCCGACGAAGATCACCGTCTTGCCTGGCGCGTGCTGCAGGTGCTTCAGCAGCGCGATCACCTCGCGGGCTAGCAAGCCGTAGGCGCCGCGGGTATCGAGCTTGCCGGTCTTCTCGGACATCGCCTGGGGCTGGGTCTTGGCCCAGGCCATGGCCTGGCGGGTGAGGTCGGTGATGCTGTCGACGAAGATGATGCGTTTGGCCGCGATCATCGCCGCCAAGTCGGGATAGACCTGGGTCAGGTGCTGGTAGTGACCCTCGGAGAAATAGCCCGCGGGATCGGCCGATGGATTGACCCCGCCGACCAGGCAGGCGATGTCGAGGGCGTCGGCGAAGGATCGCACCGGAATGCTGTCGCCGGTCCAGTCCTGGACCGACTTCATGCCGGCTTCGAGATCGATGCACAGGGTCTCGGCAGGCGGCAGGGTCTTCAACAATGAGGTCTTGCCGGATCCACTGGGCCCGAAGATCGCCATGGTGGTCTTGCCCTGGGCTTCCGTCAGACGGGCGTCGGCGGTGATGATGCGCAGGGACATTACGCGGCCTCCTCGAGGATCAGGGTTTGAAAGGGAATCGGGACCGGACCCGAACGCGGCCGGGCGATCGCCAGATAGGAGAACTCGTCTGGACCCAACCG